CAATCGGCCAAGTTCGGCGTCAAGGATGACCTCCTCGAGGTTGTCACCCAGATGCGCGAGCGGAACATCCCCACGTTCGCCGATGGCTACTACCGCTGCGTCGCCAGCCCTGCTGCGATGAAGCACCTGCGCCAGGACAACGACTTCCGCGAAGTGGCTCGCTACGCGGGTCAGGGGATCGTTGACCCGATGCAACCTCACCTGGCACCTAACGCAACCTTTTACCTCGGCAACGGTCCTGCGTACGGTCAAGCCGGCTTCGTCGCTGGTCAGCCGACGATGCCAACGGGCTTCCTTTTCGAGGGAGTTCGCTGGTTCGAGTCGACCAATCTTCCCGAGAAGAGCTTCACTGCTGACATCAACAGCAATGTTGGCGGCAGTGGCAGTGCGACTTATCAAGCGGCCCCCATGCTGTTCTTCGGCATGCAGTCGGTCGGTATCGGCACTGGCGGTGAGAACGCCCAGATCTTGCTGAACAACAACGACGACTTCAGTCGGTTTATCATCATGATCTGGTCCCTGCTGGCTGGCTTCGAGATCCTCAACAAGGATTTCGTGACGGTTGCCTACTCGTTCGTGTACTGATCGGAGGTAACCACCATGACCAAGAAGATCTTTCCCGGCAACTTCGTCAATCACCTCAGCAGCTACCAGGGTGAGGCCATTGTGGCCATCCCCGGCCTGCGCTACCACCACCTGATCGGCTACGCCAAGATCGGCGCCTCCAGCGCCACCGAGTTCGACGTGATCATCCCGTCGCCTGACAAGCGACCCGATGACAAGCCTCGGCCCGACATCGTTGGCATGAAAGTGCCAACCGGCGTCTGGCTGTACAAGGTGGGTCTGCGGGTGCTCGACTCCCGCAAGGACCAGGCCAAGGGCACGGCCCGCTCCGGCATCGTCGGCACCAACAGCGACCGCCTGAAGCTGGCCTCGGCCGTCAGCGTCACCGACGCCCTGACCGCCACTACGGCAGCTACCACGGCCCTGACCGTGGCGAGCACCACCATCGCCCCCGGCGCAGCCGCCAAGGCCCTGCTGCTGGCCGCCCCGATCCTGACCACCTCGGAGATCACCCTCAAGGTGTTCAATGACAACGGGACCACCGGCGCCGGCTCCGGTGTCACCTCCAACGTGTCTGGCGGCAGCTTCCTGGTTGCCGAGGCCTGCTGGTTCACCCTCGATGACGTGCCCGATGTCTCCGACTTCGGTGGGCTCCCGGCCATTGTCGAAACCCTCTGAGCGCTCTTTGCAGCGCTTGGCGTGATGGCCCGGGCCCTGTGCCCGGGCTTTTTCATGCGCAGCGCTTGCCGGCGCGGTTTCGCCCTAGGATCACCGAAAGACAGATCTGCCGCTTGAGCATCAGCGCATGAGTCTCTACCTGAACGAGAAGAACGGCCAGATCGTGGAGCTGATCAGCTTCCACGACAAGGACAGCGCGATGATCCGCAACCAGGCCGGCACGATTTCCTACATCGCCCTGACCGACCTGGTGGAGTACCAGCCCGGCAAGGGGCGCACTGGCATCAAGCCGGATGCTCCGCGCAGCAAGGAGAGCATCGACGAGGATGTGATCCCGACCCAGGCAATCCCGCCGGACACCCGGCTGAACCTGAACATGGCGACTGCCGAGATGATCGCTCAGCGGATCAAGGGTGTGGGCTACTCGACCGCCAAGAAGATCATCGAGATGCGCATGAGCCTGCCGGGTGAGCGGTTCGCCACCCTGGATCAGGTACGCAGTGTCGGCCGGGTGGACTGGGATCAGGTGATCCAGGACGACCTGGTTTTCGTTGGTTGAACCGCCCTAGAATCAACCCGAGCCGGCACCTGGGCGACGGTTGGAGCTTTCCCCTTACGACAAGTCGCGCACCCGGTTTCACCTGGGCTTCAATAACGGCTCGATGATCCCTGCTGGGGATCTGGCGCGCCTGGAGGAAGCCATGGCTCGTATCCCCGACGGCTATTTCTACGGCCAGGTGCTGTACCAGCTGGATCGCTGCGACCGCACCTGGCGGCTGTCGGAGATCTTCCGGGACGAGACCCAGCCGATGCCCAGCCGCATCGAGCGGATCACCGGTGACACGGACCGGGCCATCTTCCAGTCCGACCCCCTGCGGGCCGATCGCGACTACCGCGAGATCTACCTGCGGGAAGTCGATAGGCTGGCAGAGACCCTTTACGTTCCCAACTACCGGCGGGAAGAGGTGCGGCGCTACGCCTTCGAGCGCAGTGGCTCCGAATTCATCATGGCAATCCCAGGTCCGGCAGATACAGCTGTCGGCACCCGGGTCGCCACCCTGACTGGTTCCATCAACTGGAGATAGATCATGCCCGTCCCGATTGTTGCAGCCGGAGCGACTGCTGCCCGACTTGCCGCTCCGTTTGCCAGGGTGGCTGCCCCACTCGCCAGGGCGAGTGGCGGGGCGGTCGATGCCGCCGGGAGGGCAGCCTTGGGTCTTGGGGCGTACGCGGCTGGGGTTGTGGGAGCGGTCGGGGCAGGTAAGGCCCTCTATGACGCATCCAGGGGTGCCGGGAGCGCCCCATCGTATGGATCCCGGAGGCCATCAGCTGCCTCTCGAGTGCCCCGGAGGTCAATCGGGAACCTGCCGGACGCCGCCCGGGTGCCATCCCAGTACCCGGCGGGCGTGTCGACTGGTGTTGGTGGCGGCAACGCAGGAGCCAGCCGAGTGCCAGCCGCTGCATCTGGGTCATCGGCGCCTCGGTCCGCACCGGCACCCCAACCCCGGTCGGATGGCTGGGCACCTGCTGCTCAGCAGAACCCCCGCCTGCCGGCTGGCCGCAATGTGGCCATCGTGAATCCCCGCAGCCAGGCCCAGAACCGGGCCCTGGATCAAGCCGCCCAGAATGCAGGGCTGCCGGCCTGGAACTGGAAGGCCGCCGAGAACGAAGCCGTCTTCAGGGCCGCTCAGTCGGCTGGAGAGGCGGCAGAGGCTGCCCGGCGAGCCCAGGGCGGCCGTGGCTACCTGAGCGCTGCGCCTGCCCTGGGCATGGGCGTGGAGGCGGGTTCGCGCGGTGACTACGAAACCCCTGACCCCTCGCTGTCATTCAGCACGGACGGCGCCGGCGGCGTGACACCGCTGCAGGTTCAATCGACATCGCCCGGTGGGCTCCCTGCCGTTCTGGATCAGAGCAAGGCGGAGTATTGGCAGAGAGCCGATATGCAGGCCTGGGCGAACGCGAGCGAGGGCAACAGAAAGCTCGCCGAGCGTGCCATGGCCCGGGCCGGCTACAAGCCTCAGGCCGGGGCCCCGTCTGGGGAGGTTGGGGGTATTGGCCCGGTCGCCGATGGCCAAGCCTATGGACGGCAGCTGCAGGACCTTCAGGGGACTCGGGGGATTGGCCCCGTAGCCAATGGCGACACCTACGCGCAGATGCTGAACATGCCTCAACAGCAAGCACCGATCACTCCCACTCAAGGCATCGGTCCCATCGCTGACGGAGACGCCTATGGAGCCCAGCTGGAGGCCATGCAGGGCACAACCGGAATGGGACCTCTTGCTGATCCGCAGACCTATGGAGCGATGCTGACCGGTGCCGACGAGCAGCGCCGGCGTGCTGCGGCCCTGTCGAACAGCTACGTCCGGGCGATCCAGTCGAGGGGCTATCAAGAAGCGATCCAGCAGCACGGCATGGGGCTGGGCTGATGAAGATGCCGCCCCGGAGTGGAGGTGGATCCTCCTCGATCGCGAAGCTCTTTGGGCACCACTTGGGCACCAGGGAGACGCCTGATGGCCAGCGAAACAACCCGCAGAACGCCATGGGCATGGAGCAGCAGCAGCTGCTCTCCAGCAATCCCTACTACGACGGTCGGATCGCCAGGCCGGTCACCGGACTGCAGATCACCCCGGCGGCCCAGCAGCAGATCGTGATGCGCCCTTCTGGCAGCCTGCCCGGTGGCGACAACCCGGTGATCCCGGGTCACCCGCAACAGATCGCCCCGACCAAGGTCCTGCAGAAGCTGGACAACCCCCTGCTGACCACCACGGCGCCCATGGGTGAGTCGATGCGGCGGCCGATGGGCGATCCCGAGGTGGCGATCAAGCGCGGCATCCCCGGGCAACTGGCCATGGGGCCAATGCCCAGGCAGTCGGGCTTCGACACGCGCAGGCCGGGGGCCATGCGACCGATCGGCGGCTGAGTCAGCCTCCGTAGAATGGCTCTCAGGCCGATTGCCACAGCAACATGAGCAGCAGCAGCACCAACAAGCAGCCACTGCTGGTCGATCGGCCGCTGCACACCTTCGCCATCCTGGGCGCTTCGCCCTGTCTCACGGATCCGGCGAACTTCTCCAGCCTGGTGGCCGGCGGTCTGTCGCCACTGGTCGACTGCTCGGGCAATGACGGGGGTGTCGTCGACAGCTTGTCGATCATCGCCAACCAGGCGGGCACCACGGCCGTGTCGGTGCTGTTCTACGTGAGCAGCTCGCCGACAGTGTTCGGCATCACCGAGGCCAATGCCGCCCTGGTCGCCAGTGCTGTGGTGGGGTCGACTGCCGCCGGCGAGCGCACCAACGTGCCCCTGCCGCCCCTGTCGATTCCGGTGCCCAACCTGGGCGGCCAGAGCAGTGTCACCGAGGTGAGCAAGAAGAACACCGGCCTCTACGTGCCGGCCGGCGTCGTGCTCTACGTGGGCATCAGTGCCGCCGTCCTGGCGCCGACACCGCTGACCAAGATCAACGTCTTCGCGCAGGGCGGCTTGTTCTGATGGCCGGGCGAGTCGGGTCTCGGCTGGACCGGGGCCTGGGTCTCGCCTCGGTTGAACGCCCCCTGAAGACCGGCAAGGCAGGCCTGTATGGCGGCCGCGGCGGACGTGGCGCCAGCACCGGCGGCGCCAACTACCCCTCGGTGCTCGAGGCCTACAACCGCGACAGCGACTACAAGCGCTGGCTGGCCGGCAAGCGCCTGTTCCAGGGCAGCGGCAGCAGCTGGAGTGATGTGGAGCTGTCGTACCTGGTGTACACGTTCCGGGACTTCGGCAACCAGGCCAACGGTCAGCGCAACGTCTTCACGCTGTTCCCCAGTCAGAGATCACCGGAGGGCTCCTGGACGGTGGTGAACCGGCACAGGGGAGCGGTGATCCTGCCCAGGGCGATCGAGCCCCAGCAGGTGACCCTCGATCAGACCCTGAGCCCGGATCGCCACCGGCTGATCCTGGATGTTTCCTCGCGGCTGAGTGCTTCCCAGCTGGCCGAATGGGAGGCCCTGATCGGCGACCAGTTTGAAGACTCGGCGATCGAGACAGCCAACGGCGTGCGGTTGCTGGACAGCGCGGACGGGGTGGTGGCGTTGACGCTGGTCGGGGTCGACCTGCAGGGCATGAAGCTGGTCTTTGACCTGAGCCGGCCGTTCATGCGGGTGCGGGTCAACCCGTACTACGACTACGGCTACTGGAAGCCGGTGCGCTACAACCCGGGTGCACCGGTGCGTTGGCGCGCCGATGGCAGCCGGCTGCTGTGCAGCTCTCATCGGCTGTACTGCAGCTGCCCGGACTTCTCTGGGACTAGGACTGCGAACATCCTGGGCGGGGCCAGCGGCAGCCAGGAGTTGTTCCCCAGGCCGGGTGCGGGGCGCACGACGAGCGGCCGGGGCGAGGAATCCCTGCTGGGTTACCGGGCGCGGTGGCGGGACCTGCCCCAGCGGGCGGACCAGCGGCGGGAGTGCAAGCACATCCACGCGGTGCGCTGGAGTCTGGGCTACCCGTTCTTTGAGCCCAGCGACTACCCGGTGGGTGATGAACAGCGGCAGTTCTTCGGGGATGCGAGTCCAACGCTTGGAGAAGAGGCGCTGTTCCGCTACCAGGCCCGCCGGCAGATCCAGCTGGACCAGACGGTGATCCCCCTGGCTGACTCCAACGGGCTGGTGGTCGACACGCGCAACATCATTCCGGCGGATGAAGCGGTCCCGCCGCGGCCGGACCGGCAATCGATCCTGTGGACCAGTCTGCGGGAGCCGCCGGCAGGGCGAGCCCGGATCGATGACTGGTGGTACAAGCGCGGCACCAACGAACTGCTGGTGTTCGACCCATCGGTGCAGCGCTTCGTGGATGCCAGCCGCCGGACGCAGGAGCGGCCGCCGGTGGTAGAGCTTTGGCCGGACGGCAAGCCGGCGCCCTCGAAGGCCCTGGTGTTTGCCACTGCCGTCACCGTGCAGGCCTCCGCCCCGGCGGCCCGGGCAGCAGTCGGTGCTGCGGCGCTCGCCAGCCCTGCGCTGGTCACTGCTACGGCGCCAGCACCAGCGGTTGCAACCGGAGCGGCGGTGATCGCCGTGCCCCCGGCTGTCACCGCCAGCGTGCCAGCACCAGGAGTTGCGACTGGCGGAGTCGCTCAGCCCCCCGCGGTAGCGGCCAGCGCCAGTGCACCGGCACCGGACGTGACGGAGACTGCCTGATCTGGCAGGTGCCTAGAGTGCCAGGGCATTCAGTGCTGGCGCGATGACGGGCACCCCGGTCTCCTATCCGTACAACAACACGATCGGGGATTTCCTGAAAGGGTTGAACACGGAGGCCAACACTTACATCGTCAATCTGTATGCAGGTGCGGCATTTGTCTTCAGTGGGGCGCATGCCACCAAAGCGGCCGTTGACGCGGCAAACACGCAGCTGGCCACCGGTAATGGCTACACGCAGAACACCAAGGCACTGACCAGTGTCTCGGTCGTGGTCTCCGGCAATGACGCGGCTTTCACGGCGGACAACCCGGAATGGGAAGCCAGTGGCGGCGCCATCGGTCCGGCGCGCGGGGCCGTCGTCTTCAATACCAGCCGCTCGGGCAGCCCGCCGGTGGTGGCCGTCGACTTCGACGGACAGAAGACCGCCGACGATGGCGCCCCGTTGCGGATCATCTGGGCCGCCGGGAAGATCATCGACGTGCAGGTCGCCGATCCGGCCTGATCATCGGCGAGTCCTGGAGCGCTCCACCAGGTTCGCCGGCGGGGCCGCCTTGCAGAGGCTGCCCAGGACGACCTCTTCGGTGGTGGTCCAGCGCAATGCGCAGGCCAGGCAGACATGACGCCGGCGAACACTGCCATCGACGCGATGGCGGGTGCAGGTGACGGCGGCGTTGTCGCCGAGGTGGCACTTGGGGCAGCGCATCGATTGCCAGTGGCAGATGTGGCACTCATTCTGCCAGCCGTGGCTGTAGCCTGAGCCCACTGCCGCTGCCGCCCTGCATGGACGTCGTTCAACTGGAGCTGGACCTGGGTCTCGACGAGCCCATTGGCGTGCCCGCCGCCCCGGAGATTCCGCACCCTTGCACGCCCGAGGGAATCGACGCGGACCGCAACCGGGTCGCCCTGCTGGACGCCCTCTATGCGGAGGACGGCCGGGGCTCGGCCGACCATCCGCTGCACGGCACCTACACCGGCCTGTACGAGACCTTCTGCACCAAGGTCGGCCGGATCATCGTCGATCTGATCGTCGTCGACCCCGAGATCGAGATCGGCGTGAGTGGCGGTGACCTGTTCCCCTCGCTACAGCCGTGAGCGAGCCGCTGCGCTACCAGGAAGCGGCTGCTATGGCCCAGGCCCGGGCCCTGCTGGTGCGACTGAGCGACTTCCGCCAGACGGCGCGCATTCCGGGTCCTATCCGCGCCGAGGCCCAGGCCCTGCTGCGCTGGATGCCGACGGCTGAGCGGCTGCGGAGTGTAACGCCATCACCCCTGGAGCGCCAGAACCGCGAAGAATCGCAACCTCAGCAAGGGTAAGAGAAAGGGTAAGCCCCAGAATCAGCCCGAAAAACCCAAGCCACAGCAAGGGTTTTGGCGATTGAAAAGGCCCTTGGTAAGGGAGAGGTCACGAGTTCAAGTCTCGTCAAGGGCTTCCTCAAAATCCAGCCAGGGACTACCTTTTGCCTCCGGTCACCTGGAGGCAGATGGAGGCATCTCGCGGCATTAGGGGTCAAAAAAGGGTAAATTTACCCTTGGCGGAGGGCCAGGAGGTCATCGATCTGACCGTCGGAGCCCTGGCCGCCCGCTGCTCGGGAACCTTCGGGCGGGGGTTCCGGCTGCGGTCGGTGGGCCGGCGGCTGTACGTCCAGCTCACCGGCCGGCGGGTGCCGCTGTACCTGGATTTCGACGCCGGTCCGGTGGACGTCCAGGAGCGGGCGCTGGCGCTGCTGCGCTTCCGCCACGACCACAAGGACCGGTTCGACTCGGACGCCTGGCACGAGGCCTGTTTCGGGGAGGGGGTAAGAACGGGTAAAAGGTCGGGCCGCAAGGGCAAGAGCGAAAAGCACCGGCTGAACGTGAATGAGGTGGCGGCGATCTGGCAACGGTTCAAGCGGGCCCAGGGAGTGTCGGACGCCACGATCGAGCGGCACTACTTCAGCCACCTGCGCCGACTGGACCCGGAGCAGCCGCTGAGCGACAGCTCACTACTGCAGGCCATCGAGCAGACGAGTCCCAGGAGTCCCAGCAGAAGACGCGCTGTGGCCTTTCTGCGGCAGCTGTGTGAGCTGTGCGGACAACCCTGGAACAGCGCCCTGCTGGATCCCCTGCAGAACGCCGGCATGGCGGTGGAGCACAGGCCCCAGGCGTTCTTCTCGGACGATGAGATCAAGAAGATCACCAGCGGCGGCCTGAGTGGCCCCTGGCAGCGGATCGTGGTGCTGCTGGCGGTCTATGGCCTGCGACCCTGGGAGGCCTGGGTGGCTGAGCCCTCAAAGGATCGCCCGGACTGCATTTGGATTCCGGCCGGGAAGACCAACCGCCATGGCACCACGCCGCCGCGTCAGGTGCCGCCGTTTCACCCGGAATGGGTGGAGGAGTTCCGGCTGCCCCAACTCTGGGCCAAGCCGCTGCCACCCCTGAGCAGCAAGTCCCAGGCCGGCGCCCGGGTGAACCAGCACCTGCGCCGCCATGGTCTGATCGGCGGGGAGGGGCAGACGTCCTACGGGTTCCGGCATGCCTACGCCCGGCGACTGCATTCGCCCCGCTACCGGGTGACCGATGCCCACGCCTCACTGTTCATGGGACACACCGTGGCGGCCCACCACAAGGCTTACCGCAGTTGGCTGGGAGGAGAGGATCCTATTGGGATCTACCTCGGCAGCCCTGGCTAACATGGCAGCTGACAGCTCTGTCACGGAGAGGCCGTCGGATGGCGACCAGGAAAATCAACGGGAACACCTACTCGGAGTTCGCGGTCGTTGCCGGTGAGCCGCTGCCGGTGGGTGGCTTGGGAATTCCTCCGCATGATCGAGTCGAGGCCAACGAGGCTGGCACGGTGTTCACCTTCAAGGCCGGTGGCGCCAGCGGCACTGTGGTGGCCACGCTGACGCTCACCTATCACGGCAACGGCAACGTGGCCACCGTGCAAAAGAGCTGAGCCATGCCCTACAAGTTCAACCCCTTCACCGGGACTTTGGATGCAGCTGGCGGCGATGCAACCACTTCGCTGTTGAACCTGCTGGGGACAGTTGCCAATCAGGCGGCGCTGCCGAGCAGCGGCAACACCATCGGCGACGTTTGGCAGGCGGAGGATACCGGCGAGTTCTTCGTCTGGGACGGGACCGAGTGGGATGGGCTTGGAGATCTTGCTGGCCCTCAAGGCCCCCAGGGCCCTGCTGGGCCCCAGGGGCCGCAAGGGCCTGCAGGCCCAGCCGGGACGACTGGGGCGACCGGGCCGGCTGGCCCTCAAGGACCCCAGGGCCCTGCTGGCGCCGACGCCACCTACAGCGACACAGCTCCCCAACCACTGGCCCAAGCGGCGAGCGCTGGAACTGACAACGCTGCTGCCCGCGCCAACCACCGCCATCAACGCGACACGGATCTGCTGGTGGTCAACCTGAGCGGCAGCCAGAGCGATCCGACTGCAGCGAACGGGATTGAAACTTTCACGTTCCAGTGGCCTGCGCAGATCCTGGCGTCGGCGCTCAGTGCGGAGACTGCAGCATCAGGATCGGCGTTTCAGGTCAACGCCCGACTGAACGCCAGCTCGATCTACAGCGTCCGCCCACAGATTGCGGTGGGGAGCACTACGGGCAGCAGCGGCACGCTGGCGATCACGACAGCAGCAGCTGGCGACGTTCTGCGATTCGACATCTCGCAGGCCGGGGGCGGGTGCCGACTGGCCAAGCTGTACCTCACCGTGCGGAGGAACGACGCATGACGGCTCGGAGCTTCGTGCTGTTCGACCAACAGACCGGGGCGGTCCGGGATTACCCGAGGGTGGACGACGACCCAGTGCAGGGCCTCGACCCGCGCTACGCAGTTCTCCGGGTGGTGCGCGAGCCCGCCCCCGAAATTCTCCCCGGCCAGCAGGCCAGCCAGACCCGCACGGTGGACCTGGAGGCCGGCGAATGGCGCTGGGGCTGGAGCGTTGTGGATCTGCCGGAGCCCGCGCCGCCTGCCGACTGGCGCACGTTTAAGCGGACGCTGTTGAGCCACCCCGCGATCAATGCCCTGCTGGGCGGCGGGGTGAGCACAGCCCCGGCTGCAGCGCTCAGCCTGCCTGCCACCCTGCTGGCTGCTGCTGGTGGCGGGGATGTGGACGATTTCCGGGCTGCCTGGCTTGGCCTCCGCCGGCTGGGGCTGGTGTCTGCCGAGCTGCTGCAGGAGGTTCGCGGGCTGGCGATTGCCCTCCACCTGCCCGATGGATTCGTGGCGGCACTGGGCGGCTCCCTGCGGCCTGCTGCCGCGAGCGTGGGTCAGGAGTGGGTGGACGCTGCCGGGGATCTTTGGGTGGTGGTTCAAGCTCGCGGCGAGGATGGCCAGTTCGCCTCCGATGACCCGGCGACCCCTAGCCAGGAATCGCTGATCTGGGAGAGGGTCTGATGGCAATCATCTGGGTTGGGACGGGGAGGTTCAACGCCTACATCGGCCCTGTTCAGGATTACATCGACCGGGTGGTGGCTGCTGATGTAGCAGCGGGCAACACGCTGGGCCTAGAGGTTGGCGTGCGTGACGCCTACGACGTGTTCATCCGCGACTCAATCAACGTCGGCGACCTGGGCACCAGCGGCGGCGTGCTGAGCCAAGCCAACAGCATCATCAAGGCCGCGCCGATCATGGCCGGAGCCTGCACACTGGCCGGTGCGCTGGTGCCGTTGGTGGGGGCGGCGCCGACTCGGTTCGGCACTGAAGGCGGGTGGAATTACAACCGCAAGACGGGGCTGCAGGGGAATGGGACAAATAACTACATCAATAGTGGGCGCAATAACTATGCTGATCCACAAAACAGCAAACACGTTGCCGTGCGTGTCAGCACGATTGGCGCCGGCAGTATTTTTAACTCTGGTCCAGGCGGCACTGCTGGAAGAGCAGGTTTGACGGCTGATGGCTTTGCCAGTTGCAATAACGATGTGGGAACTTTTAATTCAGTACCCTTACCTGTTGTTGGCCTTATAGGGGTTTCTAGATCCAGTTCGATTAACTACACTTACAGAGCAAACTTGTCTAATACTACGGTATTAGCTAATTCCGGCGCTCCTAATAACAGCAACATTCTATTTTATGCTCGACCAGGGACACCACCCGATTCTTACGCCACATCACGCCTAGCCTTCTACTCCAT